CAAATCATTAAATCCTATAATCGGCGGCACTCCTGAAAATCATTCAAGCGGTGTATCCGGCGTTTTTTCGTATTTACATGACCATATTATGTATTTAAATCAAAGTAAGTTCTTCGCGGGTGTCATCATGATTATGTTGAATATTGGATCCAAATTTATATCCATTCAATTTAGCAAATCCGCGGAAGAGTATTTCAAATTATCTGTTACCAAACAAATATTGGTGTTTGCCATGGCCTGGATGGGCACGCGTGATATTTATACCGCTTTAGTTATAACTGCCGTATTCGTTGTTTTGTCGGATCACTTATTCAATGAAGAAAGCCGATTTTGCATAGTACCGCATAAGTATCGAATATTGGACAAGGTCATTGACACTACAGGGGATGGAATAATAACAGAAGCAGAAATAAAAAATGCAGAGCGGATATTAGAAAAGGCAAAACAGGATAAACTAAAACAAACCCAGCGTCAGGCTTTGTATGATTTTGATATACAAAGGTCTAATATGACAAATAACTAAAAACTTCTTCTTAATGTATTATAAGTATGGCACTTAATATTAATAATACACCGGACCCATTAAAATTAGTAAAAATAACTAAAGACAATTATCCAGGACTAGACAATTTTATAGGATATAATCTTTTCGTGAATCAAACAAGTGATATAAATGAGGAATATAAAACTCTATTAGGGTCACGACTTGTAGATGCTTCGGGAAACCCAAGCCCGACAAATATATATCAACAAGTATACGTCGATTTTGATAGGTCTAAAATGTTTATAAATAAGGACTTGCTAGAGGAGGAGTATAAAAAATATGCAGATAAGTGTGAATCATTGAAAAATGTAAACACTATAAAAAAATTTCGTGAAGAATTACAACAAATCCATGATCAAATCAGTCTGCTTAATAATAAAAACCAATTGGAAGCCGTATTTAATGGCGGAGAGGACATTAGGTGTTTTATACCTTTTATGTATTCCATATATAATAAATACGGCATAAAAGACAACTCCAAAATACTTGAATATATGACATTTTTGCAACAGGGGAGTATGGCCAGAATAACTGGACTTATTTTTCGAATGTATTTGAAATCTAATGATTATCTTGGTGACTTCTTTATAAGTAATACACCACCTGACACTAATAAAATCAATTCAAGTTATTTTTCAGGTGAAAAACTAGATGGAACTATGAATGTTAAAGAAACTATAAACGAAGATACAAATAAAATGAATACAAATAAAATGAATACAATAGAGGCTGAAGTATCATTATTTACGAGCTATGCGACAAAGAATAGGGGTGATCCATATATTTTTTCTGCAATTAATGCTATCACATATATTGATTATTCTGTAAACAAGGTCTATCTTTTGATAAAAAATCCAATATGGTGTAATGAATCTGTCCACAAGGCGTACGACTTAATTGAACAGATAGATACTAGTGTTGAAATTAATAAACGCATAATGGGGTATATATACGAAACCATATTTAAGCAATATGATAATCCTGAAGTACAACCTTTATTAGTATATATATATTCACGATTTTTGACAGAAATAACTGATACTGACGAACGTACCGACATTTATATTTATGGTTCATTGGAGAACTTTATAACTAGCATATTGAATGAACCGAATGAGGATGTGACGATTAAAGTGTTAACGGAATTTAATGACTTGCTTAAAACATATCAATCATTCAAGGAATCTATGATGCAATCTATGGAAATGTATAATGCGTCGCGTTTTAAGCAATTACAATTGTGGCTTAAACAAGTCATCCAAACTTCCTATAATAAAACCTTGTCTATGAGTCCCGAGGATGAACAAACTTCTACAGAATTGGGTAAAAGTGCAATCGTGTGGGTCAATAAGGTGGATGAATGGGCAAATAAGAATTCTATTGCAGAAGCCCAAGCTGCCGTTGAACAAATCCAGAAAATAGTGTCTAATTTGGACGCGCTTGCCAAATTATACGACGAAAAGACGAATACTAATACTATTAAACCAGACGACCCACGTTTTGAGAATTTTAATCATGTGAAAAATACTATTAACCACAATGCCAAATTAGCCGTTGCGGCGTTGAATGTAGCCCTTTCTATAGTGATTTTTTGTGCAATTAGGCAATCCAATGGTATTGGGAATAGGGTTGACGTAGTGGATTCTGTTTTAAAAGCCGCGTTAGATTCGGTTAGACAGGTGGGCGCACAAGTCCAGACAGGAGGCGCTGATAATAACGACCCCCTAAAACAGGCGGATACAAAGGCCAAAGATTTGTATGATATAGCCATGGCGTTATTAAACATGAATGCCGAAGTGATGGAAGAAGCCGCGAAAAGTAATCCTGTCATTTTTAACGATCGGTCTATATTAGCAAATACATTGACGATTTTAATGAATACTAAAATACCAGGGAAGCGCATATTGAAGTATGACCCAAAAATGACGATCCCTGGTGTGAATAGCTCTTATGTGTGTTTTGACCCAAGAGTGAAATTAAAGCAATCCATTGTAAATAATGTACAACCTACTGCACCGATACAATATGGAGGTATGTTTCCGTTTACACAAACAGCCACTACATCCGCTGCACAAAGTGACGAAATATGTATGCAATTTTTTAGACGAAACGAGTTTAATAGCTTGTTATTGCGTACGATGAACGAATCACCGCAAGAAATATACGGGTTGAAAGATGCAAAAGATATGGGAATTACGGACAATAATATTCAAGTAACTTTGGACACGTTATTCAAACATGGAAATGTCATGTATGTTGAAGGTGCGCCGTATACCATCAACTTGTATGACTGGGTGTATGGCGATTGGCAAATTGATACGCGGCCAAATATAAACCTGCCACAACTACAAATGCCCATCATTACGTCATATGGTGTTATCATTCCAAATAGATCTAATATTGCAATGTTTGAAAAAGAAGCTAAGAGAGAGCGCGATACCATTCCAGCTGATGCTCAAAAGGGGGATGCATTGGAGTCTGGGTCAAAAATTAGAAAGGCTATCAGGAGTGTGCTTTCACCTGTTACTCAAAATGTAAAGGTTAATGTTACCCCCAATGATATTGTAAAACCCATTTCAACCTGGGCGCTAACAGAATTGTTAGAACAACAAAAAAGGAACAATAAACCTGCACCACTTTCTGTACCTGTCGTTGTTCCTGGACCTGCATCGGGTCCTGCACCTGTACAGACGCCTACAGACTCACAATTTAAATCAGTTGTTGTTCCTGCACCTGCACCTGCACCCGCACCTGCACCCGTCACATCAACAACAGACTTATCTCTTGTATCAACCCCTGAATCAGTTGCTCTCCCTGCACCTGCACCAACAACAGAATTATCTCTTGTATCAACCCCTGAATCTGCTCTTGTACAAGCACCTACAACTGCTCTTGTACAGGCACCTACATCTGCCGTTGTACAAGTACCTACATCTGCCCTTGTACAGGCACCTACAACTGCTCTAGTACAGGCACCTACAACTGCTCTAGTACAGGCACCTACATCTGCCGTTGTACAATCACCTACATCTACACCAACTTCGGGACCTGCACCTGGGCTTGAACCGGGGTCTACGGCACCCGAACGTGAACCCGAACATGTCTCGGACCCCGAACGTGTCCCGGAACCCGAACGTGTGCCTAAACGCCCGTCAGGTAGTGAAGAAGCTACAGATAGCAAACGTCCAAGAAGAGTGCTAGCCGATACGGGATTTAATACGCCACCTAGCTCACCTAGAACTAGTACTGCACCTACAACTGGAGAAAGCACTGCATCTACATTAACTAATAATACACACAATTTAATGAATTCAAATAGTGACGGATCTACAACTGGAGAAAGCAGTGCATCTACATTAACATTCCCAAATATTATAACTACAACAAGTTCAGGATATACCACAGAGGATGAAACTGCAACCAATTCAACACCAGCCAAAACAACTAGTGGAAACACTAGTGATGAAGAAACTGATTTTGGATCTACCAGTGGTGAAAGTGATAGTGAGGCATCACTCGTTAACAATCAACAGGCAAGTCGTCGAATGAAAACATTAACCCCAATTAAAGAAATTGATAGCAGAGCAGCAACACCCTTACCTACACCCAAAGCACAACAAAATATAAATAATTTTGTTGAAGACAAAACAAGTAAAAGAAGAGCTGATACGGAGGATACATCAGTGGATGCATCACCAGCATATCCTCGTTATAAAAGAATACGTACGGGGGGACAATCCGGTGGAGGAGGGGATTTGCCGGATGAATTAATAAAGGCCGTGAAAGAGAACAACATAAATGTTGTAAAAGATGCATTACAGATGAAGACATCTCTAGTAAATGCAAAGGACGAATACGGAACCACATTATTAATGTATGCTTGCGATGATCAAGTCTTAGACATAGTTAGATTATTAATAGACAACTATGCAGCAGATGTCAACCTAGTTGACACAGATGGTGAGACTGCATTACATTTAGCTTCCAGCGGGGATAACCTTGATATAGTGAAACTTTTATTAGATAAGGGTGCCAAAGTAAATCAAGCGAACAACATTGGTAATACACCACTTAATATCGCAGCAACCAATAGTAATAATATTGAAATAATTAGAATTTTATTAGAAAAAGGTGCCAAAGTAAATCATTTAGATAATTTGGGTGATATTCCTTTGGCTAATGCATGTGATAGAAAGAATGAAAAAGTGGATATAGTGCAACTTTTACTAAGCAAGGGTGGGAATATTCAGTTTATAAATCAGAAAAACAATAAAACTCTGTTACATTATGCCACACAAAAGGGTTTTTTCAATATAGTGAAACTTTTATTAGAAAAAGGAGCTCAGAGCCTAATAAATCATCAGGATGAATATGGCAATACGCCACTACATATAGCATGTAAAAATGGTGATGAAGATATAGCATTATTATTATTGAAATACAATGCAAACGCTACCATCCAAAACAAGGCAGGAAAAACACCGCTAAATGTATGCAAAACCAACCAGCTTTGTATTGATTTGATAACAAACATAGTAAAACGTGACTTGCCGAAGAGCACTTCAAATAGAAATGCAGACGTGGTGGTGAATGACAATGACGATAGTATTAAAAAAAGCCTGTCATATTATTTAAAAGACCCACAAAAAACCGAGGCAAAAAATTCATATTATGTTGTGGTGGATCTAGATTTGCATCCAGGAACATCTATTTCCACCACTCAAAAATTGCGTATGCAATGTGCAAGAGTGTTTGATAATATACAAGAAGCGCGTGCTGATATCAAGGGGGTTGACTATGTTCCACAAGAAATGACCATTCCGGAAGCTGTCCCCATCCCACCGGCCATTATACCCATTCCGTCTGCTAAAACAAGAACCCGGAAAAATGCAAATCGGATAAAAGGCGGTCGTACAAAACAACGCAAAAATAAAGGGCGTAAGAGTAAACAAACGCGTAAAAATACACGGGTTAAACGTAGACGTAATTCTAGGCGGCGGGCAAAGAAATAATGTTTTTGCGTTTTTTATGTGGTATTTTATGCGTTTTTATTTGACATATAATAAAATCAATAATATATTATATGCCAAGCTCATTGAAAGCGTACGAACGCTATGTTACCAACATGATACAACACGAATGTACGACGATGATAAAAAATGACGATTGTAAGCACGCCAAAATGATATATATTCATTGCATGAATCAAACCAATGATAATGCGCGGTATTGTAGTAATCGAGCACAACTATTAAATATTTGTTGCAAACAACCCGTATTTACAGAGTTGGGGTTGGCAGAAGTAAAGACAAAATAACAAAATAATTCATTATATTTATTTTTTAGCGGCAGTAGCTGGTGGAAGGTTCAGCCAACCGCCCGCTAGCCCAGCATTTCCAATCGGTACATAACGCGTAAACCGATTTTCACTCTCTTTTTCATATTTTTTTACATAGTGTTTTTCCGTAGATGTCAACATTTGTGTGTGCGTGGATGTGTGTGTAGAAATTGAAGCGACGTTGGCGTTGGTATATTGATTCTCGTTCATTTTGATATATCATTATAAAATTATATCAAAATCATTTTTTCTTAAATATCCAAGCTGATCGTATTTTTATTTGATGTGGCACGACGTTTGCTCTTCTTTGGTAAAACACTATCCCCTTGTAGTTCCTTCAAGTCACTAATACTGATAGTGCTACTTTCGTTTTGGTTCACAGAAGACGCAGGCGCCTCCTGAATATTAATCGTCTTGGTTTTAAGACCAGACAAGATGTCATTAATATCACTTGGACCCTTCATTTCAGGGCGTCCGCTACTAGGTTGTGGCTGTGATTGTTGTTGTGGTGGACGTCTAGATTCCGCCACGTTTTCACGAATATTGATTCCATCATTGGCGAAATTACTTCTAGCATAACTACTGGCATTGTTACCTGGACGCTCACGAGTCATGGGCGGTGCGTTTTGTCCTTGTGTTGCCATTGGCGGGGGTGGACCGCGCCCCATAGGCACGGATGGCTCAGGATTCATTAGACCGCTCATAAAGTTGGAGAATCCAGGATTGCTCTGTCCCATGGAACTCGTTGCTGCGCTCTGGAACTGACGCATCAAATCCGGGTTTTGACGCATAATATCGTCCATTCCAGGCATGGCAGACTTGAACATGGTATTCGTCATGTGAACCATCATGGCACTTCCGCCCAGCTGGAACAATAGCTTCAACTCAGGTGACATGGACGCCTTGGACTTGTACTTTTCATACAATTCAGCAAACACATCGTCATAATCCGTAATATTTTCATTAATTTGCTCCCCCCACCCGTCCAATTTAATATCAAACGGGTCAAAACGACTATTCAAAAACTCGATACCATTGATACAAGCCATCAACATGTTGCCCTGGAATTTCACAGAGTTTTGCTTTGCCTTTTCCTCCATAATCGTCTCATATTCCCCTTGCATTTCTAGGAGCGGCGAATCCATCGTGTACTTCTTGGAAAGTTCCACCCCCTTCTTCTCCAAGGCCTCCAACTTTCTAAGATACTTGAACTTTTCCCTGAGCAACTCTTCTTTGCTGAGTTGTGGTTGTGCAGAACTAGCTTGCATATCGGGATTCAAAGGAATATCGTTGAATTTGCCGTATCCGTCCCATGTTTTTGCGTCTCCGCCATCGGTATTTGCCGTGGCTTGACCAATGGATGATGGCATATTAAATTTCACAGAGTGTTTATCGTCCATGTCACCAAATTTACTACCAAACAAATCAGACCTGGGCTGATAAGAACCCCCGCCGCTACCCCCTAATTCATCGGCGTCTTCTGCTAAATCATTCAATTCGTTCTCTAAATTGGTCAAATCATCTATATCAATATCACTTGATACCTTGTTGGAGCCTTCCTTAACTTTGCCATTCATTAATAGTTCAATACCTCCACCAAAATTACTGGATTTTAAGCTTTTACCATTAGATTCGTTAAAATCAAAATTGGAAATATCAATCATTTCTGGTCCGTTCATTCCTATTACTAAATTAATTAGAACATATAATTTTAAGTATTACGCGGACAATATATATTATCCTATCTATAACATATATTTGATTTATGGCAGTTGATTCTTGAACCACCTACCCTGTAAAAACGAATCGGCCAAATCGTCTTTTTTCTTATGACTCATAAAATAGGCCGCCCATTCGGCATAACTAGTCGTGTCTTTATCTTGTATGATTTCTAAACATTTGGATACACCCATTTTTTTTCGTTCACCATAGGTTAGTTTCACATTTTTATCAGCAGGCACGAGGTCTTTTAATTTGTTAATTGATGACACAAACTCAATCTTCGGGTTGGCGCCTTTCATAATAAAGTATTGCGCAATCATGCCTTGAATAGTTTTCATTCGATTTGCAATCGGGCTAATTTGATTCTCAATGATAACATAATCCAGCACTTCGTCCTCGCTAAACGTTTCGTCAAAATGCTTTTTTAGATTTTTTCCAATAGTCACTAAATCTATTTCAGATGCGTCCACGTTATGCACCGAGTCAAAACAAGTTTGTGAAATGTAATCTGTTAGCCCCTTTACGAGGTCTGCCTTTTTCGTTGAATTTGTGTATGCGATCCCGTATTTGTCGGCCATTTCATAAAGTTTTGCAATTTTTTGTTTATTAATAAAGGCATTTTTCAGTTCCGGGGTTGGAATTTGAAATGTCTGTTTTTTTGCGTGTTTTAAACAATAATGTTTATTCTCTTTTATAAATTTTGCAGGCTTGTTGCAGTTGACACTTTTATCAACTTCACAACAAAGTGCGACAGCCTCTTGAGATGCAAGATTAATAACATCCCATTTTGCGATTTTATCGTTGTCTAATAAACAAAAGGCCAGATTTTTTATGCCTACATCTATGCTTAATATTCTCATATACATTCCATATATAATCATTTTGTATAGTTATAACGCTTATCTTATTTGTTTAGATACATAATACATTATATATAGATATGTATATGTATTTAGGACAAGCAGAACAAGACAAGTTTGTATTGAATATTCTTAATAAAAAAATAGGCGGATATTTTTTGGAAATAGGCTCTAATGATCCGGTTAATATCAATAATTCATATTTATTAGAAAGTCAATATAATTGGCAAGGCATTATGATTGAATACGATAAATCATATTTACCTCTTTATACAAAACATCGTCCAAATAGTATTCATGTAATAAATGATGCTACAAAAATAAATTATAAGGATTTATTTCGAGAAAATGATGTGCCATTATCAATCGATTATTTACAAATAGATCTAGAAGCTAATAACGGATCAACTATTAGAACATTACAAAAATTAGACTCTGAGATATTTGATACCTATAAATTTGCCACTATAACATTTGAACATGATATATATCATACAAATTTTGGTAACACCAGATTGGAATCCAGAAATATATTCAAAAATAGAGGATATATTTGTGTTTTTGATGATGTAAATCATTTAGGCAACCCATTTGAAGATTGGTATGTTCATCCTGATTTAGTAGATATGGATTATGTGAATAAATTGATAGATAATAATAAAAAAAATTATGTGAGCCATTCTATTACTGGAAAAACGATTTCTTGGAAAAATATTCAATATACCTGAATATCCTTTTTCAACTACACTAATGTGTACAAATATGTGAAATATGTTGTATTATAATATTATAATATCATGTATAATGCTTATACAAATTGTATAAAATCTTTTATTGATAACAATATTGAAACGTGGACGTTTAAAACGCACAGAGACTATACTGGTATTTTAGAGCATGTGACTGAGAAATATGGTAGGGAATATCTAATTGAAATAAAAAATAGATTTAATTTAATTTATAAAGAACATAAAACATATCTAATCGAGCTTTGCCACACAAATGATTTATATGGTAAGACTTTAAAATCTAATTTTGACAATTTTACGTCATGCTCACCTACTAATTTAAGATATATTTTACATAGCTTGTTGATATTATCTTATATGAAAGATAGTATGTTAAATAATGTCAATATTATTGAAATCGGGGGTGGTTATGGTGGATTATGTTTCTTTTTACACAAATTAGCCAAACTATTTGATATTAATATAAATACGTATAGTGTTTTTGATTTGCCATATCCTCTAATGTTACAAAAAAAATATTTAGAAAAATTAGAAATAAATAACGTAAATTATCTAGATCTCGATAATATTAAAAATTTAAATAAAAATAGTTTTCTTATAAGTAATTATGCTTTTAGTGAAATCGCAAAAGATTTACAACAAAAATATACTAAATATGTATTGAATCCTTATACATCACATGGGTTCTTAGTTTGGAATTTTATTGATACTTATAAGTTTATTGACAATAAAGATATCACCATTGAAAAGGAATACCCTTTAACCGATAATAATAAGAACAAATATGTTCGTTTTAGACCAATTACAAATGCATAATATAGGCATTTACAGATGAAAAAATCATAAATAGTTGTTTATGATTTTTATAATTTTTATTTGACTTAGACATCCGCATTCATCGTAATCGAAGGGGAGATCATTCTAGCCTGTAATTGTTGGCGGCTTAAATAAGGGTTTTTCAAATCACTTGTTTGATATCCAAACCCAGGACTTCGTGTATCAAACGTGGATTTATATAAAAACGGCACATTGCTAGATGGGGTTGCATCTGTCGTATAATGAGGGCTTAATCCCATAACATAACACGCTTCACTCGTGTTAAAGTTCATAATTTCATTGGCATTGTGCGTTAAAAATTGACGATACTTCCAATTTGTATTAATATGATTTACTTCTTGTATTCTTTGATTTACGACCGCTTCAGGTTGATAAGATGAATACGTGCGTCCATCCTGCATAATCGGCGGAAAATTAAAATGAATATTATTTGAACCAGAATAACATGTGCCCCAAGACATTATTTTATATAACACTAGAGAAAATTATTCGTTTAGTATACTTCAAGTAATTTCAATAAGTCCGGCTTCTTCAGTTTACTTGTATCACTAGCCAAGCCCTTTTGCTCAACTATCTCTCTTAATTTATTTACGGAGGCTTTCTTGTAATCAATAACAACATTCAAATTTTTCACATTGGATGATTCATGTTGCTCACTCTTACTCGGTGTAGTCGTTTCTTCTAAAGTAAATTCGTCTAATTCTGTAAGTTCAACATGACTCTCTGTTATATCAAATGTTTCGGGTATAACAATAGCATCTTCTAAATCAGCCTCGCTATCCTCATCGTCATCATCCTCATCGTCATTATCATCGTCATTGCTATTCTCAGTTTTATCATCATCTTCATCATCACCATCTTCATCATCATCTGCATCACTTTCATTATCATCATCACAATCACCATCACTATCATCGCCATCACTATCATCGTCATCATCCGCAACGGAATTGTCAGATACATCAATCATGTTCACTAAATGATTAGTGTTTGAGGCTGCTGCTGTCTGAGGTAATGGACCGCCACCAATAGAATGTGGTAGTGTCTCATGGAATGATTTGCTACGAACCATATTTACTTCATTTGCTAAAGTAGATACCAAATCAAACATAGAATTCAATTTATGATTTTGTTCACTCAACTTATTACTAACATACAGCGCTAGTAATCCAATTAATAATACAGAAATGGCTAAAGAAATTACTACTGACGGAGTAAATATATCTGATAGAGACATTATTAGAACAACTATATATATTTTTATATCATAGAAAACGAATACTTATTATTCATTTTTGCCCCCCTTGAAATTTACTATTCTCAATTATTTCTTTTGGGTATTGCATATCATGCAAAACTTTAATTCCACCGCGGACTTCTGATATACCCTTCTTTAATAAATACGTATAATTAAAGGTATCACCACTTTCTTTTGT